TTTTGGATAGTGCTGCTGGTGGCGGTTCTTCTCCAACATTAGATATTAAGCTAACCGAATCAGACGAGACAGGTGGTACATTTACAGATTTATCTGGTGCTACTTTTACTCAAGTAACTGGTTCTGCTTCAATGCAAACACTTGCAATCAACAAAGATTCAAGCAAGCGTTTTATTAGGATTGTGCAAACAATCGGTGGATCATCCCCAACATTTACTTTTAGTATCAATTTAATTGGTCTTAAAAAGTACGGCTAAATATATAGCCCTCTAATGAGGGCTTTTTTCTTATGGCTTTTACAGAAGATATAAATACATTCTTTGGAGATTTTTCAGAGGATGTTTTTTATGACGGTACTACTTATAAAGGTATATTAGAGCAACCTGACGAGCTTATAGCTGATGGTGTTGTGTTGACAACTGACTATGAATTAACAGTTAAAACTGCTGATCTTGGTACTTTAGCTTTTGATACAGAAATTAAAATTAGTGATGTTAAATATAAAGTTAGAAATGTAAGAAAGGTAGATGATGGTACATTATGTAAAATATCTTTAACTAAGAAGTAATATGGCAACAAAAAGAGAACAAATATTAGCAGCAATAAAAACTAATCTTGCTAACACTACAGGAGTTGGTACAAGAATTTATCGTTCTAGAGTAGAAGCTTTAACAAGATCAGAAACTCCGGCTTTAATACTTGAGCCAATAAGTGATACTCCTCAAGACACACAAAGTTTTAACGATAAAGTTACTTGGGAATTTAAAATAAGAATATCTGTTGTAGCTAGAGGATCAGTTCCTGATAATGTTGCAGATCCAACAATAGAAAGTTTACACACAAAAGTAATGACTGATCCTTCAGTTGGCGGTTTAGCATTAGACGTAAGACCATCCACAACTTCTTTTGAATTATTAGAAGCTGATGAACCGGCAGGGGTTATTTCTTGTGAATTTGATATTGAATATCGAACTTCATATAACAGTTTGACTACATAATATTTATGTAATATGAACCCTAATAACCCTGACCAATTACTATGAGTAATGAAAACCAAGGCAAAGGTGGAACTTTTCTTCTCGACCCAGAAACAGGAGAAGTTACCCTTATGCAACAAACTACTGAACCTGATACACCAACTGAGGTAAAAACTGATGGCACTACTGACAAGAAAAAGAGTAATTCTAATAGAAGCAGAAAGTAGCTACGGAACTGATCCAACTCCAACAGCTACAGATGCTGTTCTTGTAAGAGATCTTTCTATTACACCACAATCAAGTGATGTTGTTAGTAGAGAACTTATACGGCCATACTTAGGAGCATCAGAACAGCTACTTGCTAATACAAGAGTTGAATGTACATTTGCTGTTGAATTAACAGGAAGTGGCTCTGCCGGAGTAGCTCCCAGGTATGGAAGTGCGCTCAAGGCGTGTGGGATGTCTGAAGTTGTTGTGTCATCTACACGAGTTACATATGCTCCGGTTTCAAGTAGTTTTAGCTCTGTAACTATTCACTACAACATTGATGGCGTAAGGCATATTGTAACCGGGGCAAGAGGAACTGTAGAATTATCAGCCGAGGTTGGTCAAATTCCAGTTCTGAATTTTACTATGCAGGGCATATACAATGCCCCAACTGATACTGCTTTACCTTCAGTTACTTATGGCGCACAAGAAGAGCCTTTAATATTTAAAAACGGAAATACAACTAGTTTCCAACTATTGTCATATTCCGGTGCTTTACAATCTGTAAGTTTTGATCTTGGTAATGAATTGATTTATCAGGAGCTTGTAGGAGGTACAAAACAAGTACTTCTAGTAGATAGAATGGCTAGTGGATCTGTAACTATTCAACAACCAACAATTGCACAAAAAGATTTCTTTGCTGCCGCTCTAGTTGATACTACATTAGGTAATTTACAATTTACTCACGGAACTACTGCTGGAAACATTATCCAGTTTACTTCTAGTAAAGTTGATATTGGTGATGTTAATTACGGTGATATTGATGGTATCTCTAGCTTAGAAATTCCATACACATTAGTGCCAAGTACATCAGGCAACGATGAGTTCGCGCTTATTTACACTTAACGAATGTTGACTTAGTAGCTAGAGTGTAGAGGTATATTTATTTCTACACTTTATGACTTTTGTAAGAAAAAAGAACAAAACATTTAAATGGCCTGTTGTTGTTCGTGAACCAAGCGAGACTGAAGCTGGTATCTATGATGAAAATGAATTTATTGCCGTTTTTAAAAGATTAAAAGTTAGTGAGTACACGAAAGCTTCAGAATCAAAAACAGAATTTGAGATGATGAAAATGATGATTGTAGGTTGGGAGGGTATGAAAGAAGAAGATGGTCAAGATATCCCCTTTAACAACCAAAACCTCAAAGACATGATGGAAGACTCTTACTGGTTAAAAGCAGTTTCTAGTTCATATACTGCATCTCTTATAGATGAAAAAGTAAAAAACTAAAAGAGGCAGTTCTTTATTGGTTAGGTTCTGGTAAAGAAGTTATTGATCAAACTGAGGAAGATGCAAAAGCATTTGGTTTAGAACTGCCGAAAGAAAAGAAAAAAGAAGATGATGATTTTGAGGTGTTAGAAGACAATTGGGATGCATTAATGATCTTTTGTAATATGCAGACACAATGGACTACTTCTTTTGGTGGTTTAGTAGGATTGAAATATGAGATACTTCTTATGCAAGGTGGTATGTTTGACCTTTACAATATTACAGAAAGGTCTAAAATCTTAGAAGAGATTCAAATCATGGAAGTTACTGCCTTGAAAGAATTAAATAAGGAAAAGAAATAATATGGCTGAATCTGTAACAGTAGTTGGTATACAATTCAAAACTGGTGGTGACGCACAAGTAGCTAAAGCTTTTAAAAGACTTGGAAGAGAAGCTGGAGTATTAAAAAGAAATTTTGGAAGCTTAAGTGATAAATCTCTTAGAAAAGTTAAGCAACAGCTTTTAGGTGTTAATAAAGCAACTGGAAATAGCATTAATAGTATGCAAGCGCAGAAGACTGCGTTGCAAGGTTTGCGTAACATGGCAGATGTTACTGGTAATGAATTTAAACAATTAACTGCTGATATCTCACGTTTAGATCAAAAGATGAAACAAGCCTCTGCTGGAGGTGGTGCTGGAGGATTAAAAGGCAGATTAAAAGGATTAGCAAAAGGTGCTGGTGCAATTGCTGCCGGTGGTATTTTTGGAGGCCCAGAAGGTGCAATTGGTGGTGCAATTGGTCTTAAAGTTGGCGGCCCTGCTGGTGCTGCTGTTGGTGCTGCAATCGGTGCGCAAGTCGGAATGGTTAGACAGCAGATTTCAAGTATTGCAGAATATGATGCTGCTTTAGAACTACAAAGGAAAGCATTAAAACTTGTTATAGCAGATACAAACCAATACACTAAATCACAGGAATTTCTAGCGCAAACTAGTGAAAAATTAGCAATTCCACAGGATGTAATTGTAAGGCAATTTACGTCCTTAACTGCTTCTGTAAAAGGTGCTGGTAAAGAAACTGCTGATGCAGAAAAAGTATTTAAGGCTATTGCCGCTGGTATTAGAGGTACTGGTGGATCATTAGAAGATATGAAAGCTGCTATGAGAGCGACTAGCCAGGTCTTCTCAAAAGGTAAGGTATCGGCAGAAGAATTAAGACAACAGTTGGGTGAAAGATTACCTGGCGCATTTACTTTGTTTGCTGAGTCAATGGATAAAACTCCAGCAGAATTAGACAAAGCATTAGAGCAAGGTAAGGTCACACTTGATGACTTTATGAAGTTTGCTGAAAAGTTATTTTCAACTTATGGGGTTAATGCTGAAATTCTTGCACAAGGTCCAGAAGCTGCTGGGGATAGATTGAAAAAACAAATGGCAGATCTGAAAGATTCATTAGGCGATCTTTTAAGGCCAATGGGAGCAGCTTTTCAGTCCTTTGCAGCACAAGCTGTTGGTGCTTTTAATCAAGTAGTAAAACGTGTAAAAAAATTTACAGTCGAACTACAAGAAAAAAATCTAAGAACAACAATAGATGATGCAAATCGACAAATTACAAATATTGACGCAAGATTAAAAGTTCTTGCAAAACAAGATACTAAACTTGCTAACGAAAGAAGAAGAGAACTAATATCAGCTAGATCATTTCAAGTTGGAAGAAAAGGAGAAGCTCAATCAACTTTAAGAGATAGTTTTATACCAGAAGATTTTACTGTTGGGGGTAATGTTTATGATGGTACAACAGGTCAATTTAAAGGAACTACTGCTGAATTAAGTGGAGATAAAAAACCAACAGAAGATAAACAATTAGGTGGTATACAGTTAGGAGCGCAAAAATATTTCAGTACAATCAAGAGCTTTGCAGAAGAAACTGGAGAAGTCGTATCAAAAGCATTCCAAGGAATGGAGGATGCGTTAGTTAAATTTGTGATGACAGGTAAATTAAACTTTTCTGACCTGACCAGATCAATACTGGCTGACTTGGCAAGGATTGCAATAAGGCAAGCAATAATGGCCCCACTCAAGAGCATATTCCCATTTCTAAACAATGCGAATGGAAATGCATTTGCAGCGAATGGCGTTGTTCCATATCGCAAAGGCGGTGTTGTAAATTCACCAACAATGTTCCAATATGGAGGGTCTAACCTTGGCATCATGGGGGAAGCTGGCCCGGAAGCAATTATGCCGTTGAAACGTGGTCGTGGTGGTAAGTTAGGAGTTATCTCTCAAGGTGGCGGTGGTGGTAATATAACTGTAAATGTTGATGCTTCTGGTAGTTCTGTTGAGGGTGATGGCGATGGTAGCCGTCAACTCGGAGAAGTAATAGCAGCAGCAATACAATCAGAATTACTTCAACAAAAACGACCAGGAGGTATTCTTGCATAATGGCAAATTTTCCAAGCGTTGAACCAAGCTTTCCAGTAAGAAAGATATCAAAACCAAATACAAGAACAGTTAAGTTTGGTGATGGATATGAACATCGTTTATTATTTTCATTAAATCAAAATCCAAAAGTATTTAATCTAACTTGGAAAAATATATCAGAGACAGATTCAGACACCATAGAAACATTCCTTGATGCTCGTGCTGTAGATAGTGCAAGTTTTACATATACACCACCTAATGAACCAAGTGCCATGCAATTTAAATGTACAAATTGGGATAAGGTTATGGAGTTTCCAAGTAGAGCGACAATACAAGCAACATTCACTCAAGTCTTTGAACCAGCTTCTTAATGGCTACTGCTTGGACTGCTAGTACTAGTTTATCTGTTGGCAATATTATTGCGCCAACATCTGCAAGCGCTGGTTTATTTTTTAAAGTAACAGTAGCTGGAACTACTGGATCTTCCGAGCCAAGTTGGGCTACATCTATTGGAGAGACTGTTTACGATAATGATGTTAGATATGTTTCTTTTAGTGCTACTTTTAATGACTTACAACCCATAAACCCAAGTGCAATAATCGAGTTATTTACTTTAAAATTAGATAATACCTTACATGGTGCTACTACTGTTTATAGATTCCATGCTGGAAGTAATATGAATGCAAATGGTCGAATAATTTGGGCTGGGAATTCTTATCTTAGATTTCCTATACAAATTTCTGGTTTTGCCTTTCAAAATGGACAAATTCCTCGTCCAAAATTAGTGGTTAGTAATGCATTAGGAACAATTTCAGCAATACTTTTGACTGTAAATGAAACTACTGCTGGCAATGATTTAACAGGGGCTACAGTAACAAGAATAAGAACATTAGCAAAATTTCTTGACGCTGCTAATTTTTCTGGGGGAAGTAATCCTTATGGAACACCCGACCCTACAGCCGAGTTTCCGCAAGAAATATATTCTATAGATCGTAAAGCAACAGAAACAAGAGAAATTGTTGAATTTGAATTAGCTTCAGTTTTAGATTTAGTTTCAATAACTTGTCCAAAAAGACAATGTACAAGGGCTGAATTTCCTTCTATTGGTACTTTTGTCGAATGACTTGGAAAGATAAAGCATTACTTCATGCGAAAGAACAAGATCCCAAAGAATGTTGTGGCTTATTGTTAAATATAAAAGGCAAAGAAAGATATTATCCTTGTCGTAATTTATCAATGACAGATCATCAATGTTTTATTATCGACCCAGAAGATTATGTAAAAGCTGATAATACTGGTGATATTGTAGGGGTGGTTCATAGTCATCCAATAACACCTCCTAATCCTAGTCAAGCAGATAAAATTAGTTGCGAGGATAGTAATTTACCTTGGTATATTGTTAACCCAAAAACTGAACAATGGGCATATTTAGAACCTTGTGGATATAAAGCACCAATTTTGGGTAGACAATGGGTTTGGGGTATAACAGATTGTTGGGCTTTAGTAAGAGATTGGTATAAAGAAGAATTAGGAATTACACTTAGAGATTGGGAAAGACCAATAACTTTAGAAGAATTTATAAAAAATCCTATGTTTGAAAGTTGTGCAGATGCTACTGGTTTTAAAGTATTAGAGCCAAACGAAAAATTACAAAATGGCGATTTATTATTTATGTCTATATTGGCTAACGGATTAAATCATGTAGCTATTTTTATAGATGGGGATGTCTTGCATCATTTAACCGATAGACTATCTTGTAAAGAGCCTTACTCTGAATGGTTACTAAAATGCACAGGAAAGAGGTTGCGTTATGTTGCGTAAAGTAAAACTGTATGGAAAATTAGCAGAGTTCATTGGATATGAAGAGTTTCAAGTTCAAGTTGCAAATGTTTCACAAGCTGTAAGTTTCTTAATTCATAACTTTCCACAATTAGAAGTTTATATGAATCCAAAACATTATCAGGTAAAGGTTGGTAATTATTTTATAGATGAGTCTGAGTTAGCATACCCTGTAGGTCAAGAAGATATACATTTTATCCCTGTAATTACTGGCGCTGGTCGAGGTTTAGGTTCAATATTATTAGGTGCTGTTTTAATAGGTTTTGCTTTTGCTGGAGGTGCTGGGTTTTTTGGGTCGGCTTTTGCTAAAAATACTGGATTATTTGCTTTTACAAAAAAAATAGGTTTTGCTCTTGTTCTTGGAGGCGTAAGCCAATTATTATTTCCAGTACCAGAACCACAAAAATTTGAGTCTGAAGAAGATCCAAAATTATCTTTTAACTTTAGTGGGGTGCAAAATACTAGTCGGGCTGGAACTCCAGTTCCGATTGTATATGGAGAAATCTTTACCGGTTCAGTCGTGATTTCAGCGGCAATAGATACTAATCAGGTAGATGTATGAACGATAAAATTAAAATTATTAGAGGCTCTAAAGGCCCTAAACCACCCCCACCCCCATATCGCGCACCTGATACTTTACACAGTAGAAGTTTTGCTACAATTCAAGACTTAATTTCTGAAGGAGAGATTGAGGGATTTGCTAGTGCTTCTAAAGAAGGTTTAACTAAAGGAACTACTGCATATCAAAATGCAAGTCTAAAAGATGTATTTCTTGATGACACCCCGATATTGCAATCAAGTGCCACAAGTGCAAGTCCAGTTGATGCTGATTTTAACTTTCAAGATGTAACTTTCAAATCAGAATTTGGAACATCTAGCCAACAAGCGATGAGTGGTATTCCAAATATTGATGAAAGCAGATCGCCTACTGGAGTTTCGGTTACTGTAACTACTTCTGCTCCTGTAACTAGACAGATTGCTAATACTAATGTTGATGCTGTAATTGTTACTTTAACTTGGCCTCAAATACAAGTGGCTGAAGATGATGGAGATGTTAGAGGAGATACTGTTGATTACAAAATACAATTACAACATGATTCTGGTGGGTTTGTCGATAAGGTTGTTGCACAGGTTTCGGGTAGGACAGCAGATGCTTATGCAAGAGATCACAGAATAGAGCTTACAAGCGGATACACAACAGTTGATATTAGAGTAATTCGGGTAACAGCAGATAGTACAGAATCTTCGAGAGTTAATTCTTTTCAATTTACAAGTTTTCAAGAAGTAATTGATAATTCTTCTACTTATTTAAATAGCGCATATGTTGCTCTTCGTTTAGATAGTAAACAATTTAATAGAATTCCTACAAGAAAATATCGGATAAGAGGAATCAAGGTAAGAATACCTGGCGCTGGTGCTTCTAATTCTGGTACGCCACAGGTGGACAATGCAACTGGCAGAATTGAGTATCCAGATGGATATATATTTAATGGAACAATGGGTGCTGCTGTTTATACAAACTGTCCAGCAATGTGCCTTTTGGATCTTTTAACAAATAGCAGATATGGTTTTGGCGATCATATGTCTGATTCTAATTTAGATTTATTTAGTTTTGTAGCTGCAAGTAAGTATTCAAATGAAGAAGTTGATGATGGAACAGGGTCAGGTGCAAAAGAAGCAAGATTCAGTTGTAATGTAAATATTCAAAGTCCTAAAGAAGCATTTGATGCTATAAACGATCTTGCTGGAGTAATGAGATGTATGCCTATATGGTCTGCTGGAAGTGTAACGATATCTCAAGACAAGCCATTAACGGCTAGTTATATATTTAATTTGTCTAATGTTAGTGAAGATGGATTTAGCTATTCCGGTAGTAGTTTGAAGCAAAGACATTCAATATTTTCTGTTAGCTATTTTAATATGGATTCAAAGGAGATTGATTTTGAAGTTGTTGGAGATAGTGATAGTACTGCTGATGTTTTAAGAAGACAAAAATTAGGCACTCAAATAAAAAAAGTAAAAGCATTTGCTTGCACTTCTCGTAATCAAGCAGCCAGACTTGGAAGAGCAATGATGTTTGCTGAAGAAGAGCAATCTGAGGTTATTAGCTTTAATACTTCTATAGATGCTGGAGTTGTTGTAAGGCCAGGTTCTGTTATAGAAGTGAATGACCCTGTTCGCGCAGGGGCTAGAAGAGGTGGTCGTGTTGTAGCAGCAACGACAACTGCTATAACTATTGACGCACAAGCACAAACAACTTTGCCAGTTTTAAATGACAACCCAACTATTAGTGTGATTTTAAATAATGGTACTGTTGAAAATAAAACAATTACAGATATTACAGGAGCAGTTATAACAGTCAGTTCTGCTTTTTCTTCTGCTCCAAATGTCAATTCTCCATATTTGATATCTAGTACAACATTACAGACTCAACAATTTAGAGTAATTCAAGTTGAGGAAAAAGATAGCATTAATTATCAAATTACTGCAATAACTTATTTATCAGGAAAATACAACTTTATAGAAAACGGAACTCCTTTACCGACAAGAACTATATCAATATTAAATGCCCCTGCTTTACCACCAAGTAACCTTACAGTTACAGAAAAGACAATTGTTATAAATAGTATTGCTAGAAGTAAATTAATTGTTGATTGGCAACCAGTTCAAGGTGTAACTCAATATTTGGTTAATTACAAACTACAAAATGGTAATTATGTTTCTCAAGTTGTATTTAGTAGTGATTTTGAATTATTAGATACTGTAAAAGGTACTTATACAATTCAAGTATTTTCATATAATGCAGGATTAGTTTTATCATCTAATTTTACAGAAAAAACATTTATAGCTCAAGGTAAAACAGCACTTCCAGAAAATGTGTCAGGTTTAACTATTGAGCCTATTAATGAACAATTCGCGAGATTAAGGTTTACACAGGCTTCAGCGGTTGATGTTCTACATGGAGGTAGAGTCTATGTAAGGCACAGTAATCAAACTGGAAATTCTGCAACATTCCAAGCTGCTCAAGATGTTATTGAGGCTGTTGCTGGTAATGCCACAGAAGCTATAGTGCCAGCATTAGCTGGTACATATTTATTAAAATTCCAAGATGATGGAGGTAGGTTTAGTTCTAGTGCAGCTAGTGTAGCTTTATCTGTTGTTGATATTCTTGACTCTATTATTGTAAAGACTGACAGAGAAGACACAGATTCTCCTCCTTTTAATAACACAACTAGTAGTTTATTTAACAATACTCAATATGATTTAACAA